ATGCAAGAGACGCTGGACAACCTCAAGGCAATCCCCGGCGAGAAGCTGTGCGAAGTGAAGCTGGGGCTGACCAAGGACTTACAGGCGTGTGAGTTCAGCGCCCCGAATGTCTGGTGGCACGGCATCGCCGATTTGGTTGTGATCAACGAAGAAAAGAAGCTCGCCTACTCTGTGGACTACAAGACCAGCAAGAGCGCCCGGTACGCAGACATCAAACAACTGGACTTGGTTGCCGCTGGTATCTTTGCCAAGTTCCCGAAGATCGAGCGCATCAAGTCGGCGCTCTTGTTCGTTGTAAGTAAAGAGTTTGTCAAAGCGGAACACCACGCCGTGATGGTCCCCAAGTACGTGGAAAAACCTGCGCGGGATGTTGCGCGAATCGAGGCGGCGTTGGAAAATGGGGTCTGGAATCCCGTCCAAGGGCCGCTGTGCAAGTTCTGCTCAGTGCGGCAGTGCGAATACAACAGGAGCTGAAATGCCTTACACCAAAACCCCCCGACCGTACAAACATGAATACGAATTACAGAAAGCCCGAGGAGAAGGGCCAGCACGAGCCGAGCGCCAACGTGCGCGAGAGACCATCGACAAGAAGCACCCTGACCGAGACAAGGACGGAAAAGCTGACATCCGCGAAGGCAAAGATGTTGCACACGTCAAGGCTCTATCTAAAGGTGGAACCAACGGACACGGTGTGCGTATCGAAAGCGCGGCCAAGAACCGTTCGTTCAAACGCAACAGCAACCACAAGCTGGTGACCGAGACCAGCACAAAGGAACGGAAGAAATGACGGACGAGCAAATGTGGTTACTGCGGTATGGCAGAGGCTGGGTGGACTGGTGGGAACTTGCGAACGAAACCGGGAATGACCTATCCAGTCTAGCCGAGCGTATGCACGATGCCCGGTTGCTTGAAAGCGACCACGCCAGATTGAAAGTTAGACTGAAACCAAAGGAAGAAAATGAACCTATCAGAGTATGAGTGGCCCCGTCCTCACGGGTTCACTCCGTTCGTACATCAGAAGTCAACAGCAGAGTTTTTGGTTAGTAACCGCAAGGCGTTTTGCTTCAACGAGCAAGGCACCGGCAAAACCGCATCAGTGATCTGGGCCGTTGACTACCTCATGAACATCGGCCTCATACGCCGAGTGCTTGTGATCTGCCCCTTGTCGATCATGAAGTCCGCTTGGCAGGGCGACCTGTTCAAGTTTGCACTGCACCGCACAGTCTCTGTCGCCTACGGCAATGCACGTAAGCGCAAGGAGATCATCAACGCTGGGGCCGAGTTCGTCATCATCAACTTTGACGGGGTCGGCATCGTCAAGGACGAGATCATCAACGGCGGGTTTGACCTCATCGTTGTAGACGAAGCGTCTGCGTATAAGAACGCACAGACAAGCCGCTGGAAAGACCTCCGAGACCTAACAAAAGTTATCAAGGGCTTATGGATGTTGACCGGCACACCCGCCGCTCAGTCTCCCGCCGATGCTTATGGCTTGGCAAAGCTGGTCAACCCCAAGGGCGTACCGCAGTTCTTCACGCACTTCAAAGACATGGTGATGACCAAGGTCAGCCAGTATCGGTACATCCCGAAGCCGACTGCAAAGCACATCGTGCACACTGCACTGCAACCCGCAATCCGGTTTGAAAAGCGCCAGTGTATTGACCTGCCTCCGCTGACGTTCGTTGAACGCGATGCCCCACTGACTCCCCAGCAGACTGGCTTCTACAAGCTACTCAAGAAGGAGATGATGATCGAGGCGGCAGGGGAAGAAATCTCAGCCGTCAACGCCGCAACGCAGATCAACAAGCTGCTCCAGATTTCATGTGGCTCAATCTATACCGACACTGGCGAGGTGGTGGATTTTGACGTAAGCAACCGCCTGAACGTGGTGCAGGAGATCGTGGACGAGTGCAGTAACAAGGTGTTGATCTTTGTGCCGTTCACTCACTCGATCATGCTACTTGAGAAGCACCTGACAAAGAACGGCGTGACGTGCGAGATCATCAACGGCAGTGTGTCGGTGAACAAGCGATCGGACGTGGTCAAGCAGTTCCAAGAGCAACCCGACCCCAAAGTGTTGATTATCCAACCGCAAGCCGCATCCCACGGGCTTACCCTAACTGCCGCCGACACCATTATTTGGTACGCTCCGTGCACCAGCGTAGAAACGTACTTGCAAGCCAACGCACGTATCGACCGCCCCGGGCAGGTCAACCCCATGACCATCGTCCACATCCGTGGAAGCCAAGTCGAAAGCCGCCTGTACTCCATGTTGCAAAACAACGTGGCGGGACACAAAGAAATCATCGACCTCTACCAAGAAGAAATTTTTGAAGAAACCTCTTGACACTGTCAAGAGTTGTGGTAGAGTAGCTCACCAACCAAGGAGAAAAGTATGGACGAAGAAGTTCAGGGGAAAGATTCCCCCCTCGTAGACCTCGACACACTGACCGCCGTCTACCTCAAGATGCGCGACAAGCGGGACGACATGCGCCGTGAGGCCGAGGCCCGTGAAAAAGAAATTGAAGAGCAGATGAGCATCATCGAAACAGAGATGCTTGAGGTCTGCAAAAACATGAACGCCGACAGCGTTCGCACCCCACATGGCACGATCATCCGTTCCGTAAAGTCACGGTACTGGACGAATGATTGGGATTCGATGTATCAGTTCATCAAAGAACATGATGCGTTTGGCCTGTTGGAAAAGAGACTTCATCAGACACACCTGAAAGAGTTTCTTTCCGAGAATCCCGACACGTTCCCCATCGGGGTCAACGTGGAAAATTCGTACTCCGTGGTTGTTAGACGTTCCAAAGGAAATTAAGATGAGTAACCTCACACTGTTGAATCAAGACCTCCCCGACTTCCTGCAACAAGCAGGTGTCAGTGACCTTACGAAATCGTTGGCTGGTAAGACCGGCGTCAAACGCATCGTGCCGAAGAACGGCATCTTCCGCAAGGTAGTCGGCGGCGAAGAGATGGGCAAAGTTAAGGGCAACCTTAACGCCATCATCGTCAACGCATCCCCCAAGGTCGGTCGTATTTTCTACGCAAAGCAGTGGACCCCCGATGCCGAGCCCTCCGCACCTGACTGCTTCAGCAATGACGGCAATGCACCGGACGCAGGTTCGGCTAACCCCCAAGCAGATCGTTGCGACTCTTGCCAGCAGAACATCAAGGGTTCCGGCATGGGCAACTCCAAGGCTTGCCGTTACAGCCAGCGCATCGCTATGGTGTTGGAAGAAGACTTTGGTACTTCGCTGGAAGGTGAAATCTACCAAATGAACTTGGCCTCCAAGTCCCTGTTCGGTGACAGCACTGCCGACAACACCCACACGTTCGGTAACTACACCAAGTACCTCGCCAACAACGGCAAGAGCTTGGACTACGTGGTGACCACCATCAGCTTCAACGAAGAAAACGACAACCAGTCGGTGCTGTTCACCCCAGCACGTTTCATCAACAAGGCTGAGTACGCTGTGACTAGCGAAGTGGCGGCAAAGCCCGAAGTGCAGAAGATGGTCTTGATGACTCCGTACCAAGCGGACACATCAGGCCGAGCCCCTAAGCTGGAAGCCCCCGCACCCAAAGCCGCCGCGCCCGTGACGGTTGCCGATGCTGTGGCCGAGCCCACCAAACGCGAAAGCAAGAAAGCTGACGCACCTGCCCCGACCGCGAAGAAGGACTTGGGTTCTGTGGTCGCCGCATGGACTGACGAGGAGTAAGCATGAGCTATGGTTACAGCCAGAGCTTGGTGTACGCCAACAAAAAGGCCAACATCAAGTCTCTCGGCGTAGCCTTGGGCCGTGTATGTATTCTTGAAGGCGTAAGCGTAAGCCATGTTGCTGATTCTTTTGGAGTCAGTCGCATGGCCGTTTACAACTGGTTCAAAGGGGACTCAGTGCCCCACCCAGAGACTCACGCCGCCATCGAGAAGTACATACGCAGTATCAAGCGCCGCCACAACAAGCAGAAATAAACATGTCCAGTTTTGACCTACTCGACACCGTGTTGCCCACGGAGGGGCGGTACTGTGTTTTCGGATACGGTCGTTACCCGGACCAACGATTTGCAGATACTAAAGAAGAAGTCGATGCGATAGCCGCTGAGTTTGTCCGCCGCAAAGTGGATGCGTATTTTGGTTGCGCCAAGTATGGCCCACTGAATAACAGGACACATGAGAACGCCACGTACTTCCGCGCACTGTGGATGGACATTGACTGCGGCCCCACCAAGGGTGTCCCAGACGAGAAGGGTGTTGTCAAAGGCTATTTGACCCAAGAGATTGGGCTTGCCGAGTTCAAGAAGTTCTGCATGGCCGTTGGCCTACCACGACCAATTCTGGTGAGTTCCGGGTATGGGATTCACGCCTACTGGCTACTTGAAGAAGTAGTGACACGCCGCGACTGGGAACCACTTGCCAACCGACTCCGTGAGTTGTGTGTAGAGCAAGGGCTGATCGTTGACTCCTCGGTGTTTGAAGCATCACGGGTTCTGCGCATACCCGGCACGTACAACTTCAAGCAGGACGACCCCAAAGAGGTAACAGTCCTCAACGAGAACACACAGCGCCTGACGTACGCTCAGCTCAAGGAGTTGCTCGGCGCACCTGAACCCAAGGACGATGTACCCGACTTCATCCCGCGCTCAATGAGCCCGATGATGGAAGCACTCATGGGCAACAAGGTCAAAAAGTTCAAGACCATCATGCTCCGCACAGCCGAGGGTGATGGGTGTCAGCAACTGCTTAACTGCTTTGAAAACCAAGCGTCCATCGAGGAACCCCTGTGGCGTTCTGCCTTGTCGATCGCGGCGTTCTGCTCCGATGGCGATGCGGCTGCGCACAAAATGTCCAAGGGGCACCCGGAGTACGACCCCGAGGAAGTCGGCAGGAAAGTCGCACAGATACGCGCCAAGGGTGGGCCCCACCACTGCGCTACGTTTGAGAAGCTGAACCCCACCGGGTGCACCGACTGCCCCCACAAGGGCAAGATCAAATCCCCGATCGTGCTCGGCATGGAGATCGAAGAAGCCGACCCGGACGACAACGACTTTGTGGTTGCCGACGAGGAGACTGGCGAAGAGACGCACTACCTGATTCCTGAATACCCATACC